TTATCTGCTATATTGTGGCTGCGTGGATTGCTTGGTATTTAACTTGGGGGATTAAGAAATAATGTTACCATTAATGGCACTGTTCGATGTTGGGATGAAAGTCCTAGATAAATTCATTCCTGACCCTGAAGCTAAAGCAAAGGCTCAGAAAGAACTCTTACAGATGCAACAGGAAGGCAAACTAGCTGAGTTACAAGCTGATAATATAGAGGCACAAGAACTCACTAAACGACACGAAGCAGACATGGCTTCGGACTCTTGGCTGTCTAAGAACATACGACCTATGACGCTAGTCTTTATTCTGTTTGTCTATTCAGCATTCGCTACGATGTCAGCATGGGACATTGAAGTCAACAACAACTATGTTGAACTATTAGGTCAATGGGGAATGCTTATTATGTCTTTCTACTTTGGTGGTCGTACTCTGGAGAAGATAATGGATATGAAGAAAGGTAAAGATGAACCTAAGCCCTAATTTCACCCTAGAAGAACTAACCCACTCTGAAGTAGCGGAGCGTAAGAACCTAGATAATACCCCTAACGCCAGTGAGGTTGCTAATCTAACTCGATTGGCAGCTTTGCTAGAGCAGGTTAGAACCCTCCTAAACAAGCCAATAATGATTAATTCTGGCTTTAGGTCTAAACCAGTCAATGACTCTGTCGGTAGCAAGGACACTAGCCAACATAGGATAGGTTGTGCTGCTGATATAAGAGTCCCCGGAATGACCCCTAAACAGGTCGTAGAGGCGTGTTTGGCTTCGGATATACCCTTTGACCAAATCATCGAAGAATTCGGCTCTTGGACGCATATAAGCGTTCCTAACGCTACTTCTGACAAGCCCCGTAGACAAGCCTTGATTATTGATAAGGCTGGTACTCGGAATTTCGTGTAACATAATGTCGGTATTTATCAACATTTATTGACACTTTGTAACAAAAAAGAACCCCGCCGAAGCGGGGCTGAAAGTCGAATTATGTATCTATGGGTTTTAGGTGAACAAGCCGCTTCAGTGAGGTCTACTGAACATGATTCTGATGATTCCCAAATCGATAGCGAGATGGGATTCTTCATCAAAGTCAGGAACATACTCAAATCCTACGCTGAATCCAGTAATGAAGTATAAGTTTATCATCATTTGACTGGACAAGCTCCGCTGGCACACTCGTCGCCACCATCAAACAACGCTTCATCAACATGAGTAATCAGTTGTGTCGAAGCTACCAAAGCATCATACGCTTCTTTAGTAATCTCCTCCAAAGGCGCTTGGTGAAAGCCGTGTTCATTGTGTAGCAAGAATGACAAGGACTTGTGATTGTTCTTGTAGTTCTTCGCTAAATACTTCTGAATCTCAGGCAATTCTTCCTTGCGATAGTACACGGTGCAGGATACGCTATTGTCTGACCAGTTAGCCTGTAGCCACTTCACTACTTCCAATTGATCGATAGCGGTCATCTCAGCAGCAATCTTAGTACCTTCAGGATAGCAGAATGGGAATGATACAACCATTGTGCTGTGATCCTCAGAACCATCGAAGTGACGCTGATATTCTACTGGATAGCCATGCTCACGACATACTTGCACCAACGCATGATCTGCAGCGATACGAATACGACGAATCATGTACTGTGAGTATGCTGGATGGCATCCTGAAGTAACTCCCGGAAGCAACGACAAAGTACCGCTAGGCTTAACTGTTGTCAGCTTGACAGACTCAGGGAAGCCATGCTCATGACTGTACTTGAAGTCAAACTCACGAAGACGGCGATAGGTGTCATTTAACCAGCTACGCTGCTCTTCAGTAGCTTGCAACACACCTGTTACACCAATACCCATCCGCATATTCTTGTGAACAATGTCTTCTGTCTCTTTAAGATGGCAAGGCAGTGCAAGGCTATGCTTGTTAATACGATAGAGTAACTGGCAAACATCTAATAATTGTTCTTTACTCTCGATGTTAGGCAGATATACTTCTGCTAAGCAGCAAGTCTCATAAGCAGCTAAAGACTGTTCTGCACAAGGATTGTATCCCATAACATCTGGATCAGGATAATCTGTCTCGCCTAAACGACCAATCTTACGAGAGAGTTTTAGATTAATAAGTCCATAAGGCTCTCCTTTTCCCTCATAGCCATCCCAGAAGTACTCATGCAGGTCTTTGATGTCGTTACAGACAACGCTGTTATTCGACATTGCTCTCCATGATGGAATATTTCCCATGTCCCAACGCTTGGCAAGTAAGTACTCGACATCGTCAGGATCGCCAATCGCAATCTGAGCAGAACGGCGTACATTACCAGCAACGACAATAGCACCGATAATGTTCATGATGTCAAGGCAGTCAATCGGACGCAACTTCTTACCTTTACGCTTCTCAAGGATGTTACTAATCTTAACGATACCGTCACATAAGTCTTCAGGACCAGAAGCAGTGCCACCAAAGCCTTTAATCGCCGCACCTCGACCACGCACTAGAATGGTGCTGTATGTAAAGGTAGGATTAGTGTCTGCTAGAAACGCCGCTTTGAGCGTTTTGCCGAGAAGTTTGACCCAGCCTTCACGGGAGTCAGGCACAATAAAATCAGCATCAGCGGTAGTAACACGAGTAGGAGCGCTAAAGTTAGCATTGACCGGAGGAAGTTTATCAATGTGTTGCCTCTGAATGTTATAGCCAACACCTGAGCCAAGCATCAGCAAGTCCATCGCCCATGTGAAAGGACGGACGGGTTGATCGATGACAGTAAATGCACAGTTCTGTAGACTAGCTAATCCTAGACGACCAACTGTCTCTGTCCCCATTTGCCATAAGAATCGTCCAGCAACAGTGCCTTTCAATTCCATTAAATACTTCCGTAGACGCTCTTGCTCATCTGCGTCAAAGTTACAGCCTAGCTGATCGTTAGAGGCTTTAATAACCCTTTCAACCGTGTCTGTAAATTCTTCTGTAGAAGACTTCGGATCTCCTTCGTTTAATCTCCTTGCGTATGTGCGTTTATATGTAATGTATCCTACAGTACTAAATGGTGTGTTATATGTCATTCTACTTCTTTCTCCAGTTCGTCAGCTTTGTCTTCAATTAAATCAGTGAATCTCTCCACCAAATCTTCACTACTAATATCAAGTAACTCTAACAGATCAACTTCATCAATCTGCTTGAGGCGGTCTTTTATTTCTATGAGGGTTAATGCCATGTGGAACCTTTTAGTGTATCACGAATAGTAGTTTTTGTCAATAGTATCGTAGTTCGCAATAAGAAATTCCAGATAATGCTTTGCCTTTTCAAGGTCTTGCACACCGTTCTTATACGGGAACCGAAGTGAGTACTTAATGACATTGGCTGTCCAAGGATCTAGCTTGTAAGCCATGAAAATGTCCCAAGGCTGGATCGCAGCGACTTGGTAATGATTACCCCCAACCTGTTTAGTATCGGGGCTTACGGACTCGTTTATGCGGTCTATATAGTCTTTTAATTGCATTGCTTTACCTCTACGGACGATTTGATTGATTTTGTAGACTGCGACCAAGTTCCACAAGCAGAACACTGATAGCGTTGATAGGTTCCGGTACTAGAGATCGCAGTGCCTCGTTTCTGCAAGCGAGTCGAACCACAATTAGGGCAAACATGATCGTCAGCAAACAGATTGTGATTAGGGTGATTCCGAATCCAAGGACGCAAAGAGTTATACAACGACTCAAGTAAAACGACATCTTGTATATTATATTGCTCCATCCGCTTCCAAGCATCTTTATCTCCGTTCATGCACTTAACCCAAAGTTCGTGTCCTTCGTGTTCATGCTTCTTACCAAGGTTGAGTCGCTGTGCTACATAATCCAGCTTGTTACTAGGAAACCTAAAGTTGCTACGAACAACACGCAATAGGTCAATTTGTTTATAAGGCGATGGTGGATTAAAACTATGTAATAAGAATTCCTTGTTAAGAGTAGGAATATCAAACTTAGTACCATTGTAATGAACCACAGCGTCTGCATCGTTGAGAAGCCCATGAATGCCTTTTAACATTGTTTTAGGTTTAGATTGATGAACAGAATCAAATACAACTTCTTTATCGCCTAACCACTTTGCTGCATAGCACAAGACATAAGAAGATTCCATTAATTGATTGATGCTGACGTTTTGCTGCCACAGACCCCAAACATGGGCTGTGTTAGGACTAGACTCAATATCAAGCAATAGGATTTTCATGACCATTCCTCATCCATTTTATTGAAGTCAAACTCTTCTTGAACTTCACTATTCTTTCCTAGAAATGCTTCCCACGCTGCCTGTGGAATAGCGTGTTCATGTGCTCTATCTGTCCAGCTTGTTACATCCGTAATAAACTTCATTTTAGGAGTAATATCATATCCATATTTTGCAGATATAACATCAGCACAGGCTAGGACAATATCAAGCCATGTATGGTCCTCATCAAACTCAATTGTACGGCTTACATTGTCTGAGTTATCGCTTAGACTTACTTGTAGACTTAACATTCTTAGTTCCTTTCTTGGGTTCAAACTGCTCATTAAACATACCTAATGATTGCTTTAACATCTGATTAAAACCAAACTCGATAAAGAAGCAACGCTCTTGTTCAGTCATATCGACCTGAAGTTCAGCGCCTCCGTCTTCACGCTCTTTCATCTCTAATACTTTCATTTGCTCCTCGCTATTAAATCAAAGAATACTTCCGCATCAACAACAACTAAAGGCTTTTTACCGTTTTGCTTAACAACAGCAACTGGTTCATGGTTGCCGTGTGTCTTTGCTTGTTCATAATAATTGTAAACTGCTACTTTAGCAAGGCTTTTGCATTCAAACTGATACGGTATTGCGTCTCTTGCCGCTGGACTTAGCTTGACATCCTCCCCGCCGGCTCCCATTGACGTGCTTACGAGGTCTCCTTGGCGTAGTTGCGGGAACCTTCTTTGCAACTGCTCTACTACCCACTTTTGTAGGTTTCTTCCCTTTGCTTTTGCTGACTGCGGTTTCATTCTTTGTTTCCTCTAACTGTTGCGTCAATATCCACGACTTAGGAATGCTGATACGATTATTGCATTCGTGATCCGATACAGTTCCTGCGACACAGATTGCATCGTCAGTTTCACCGACAAGAAATCCAACAGTAACGCATTGTGCAATATCTACTTTAGGCTCATCCCAACCTGCATCGGCTTGAGCGTCAATCCAAGTGATCTTAATCACCGGACAATCTTGTAACTTCATTTTACTGGCGGCTGCCATACTTGCTTCTCCTCTCTAAGAATCCATAATAAACGAGCATTTTCAAGCACTCTGGCTTCGTCGCCATCGTACGCTTTCAATACAGCTTCGTACATCTCTAATTCGGTATTGCAATCTGCTAACAACTTCTTGGACTTCACCGGACCAATACCGGCTAGTCCAATAATGTTGTCAATCTTATCACCGGTAAGAATCTGAAGATAGAAGTTACGGATTGCTTGTTCTTCAGTCACGAAGTACTTTTCTTCCCTGACGAAGTTATAATGATGTCCACGAATCATATTAAGGTCTTTGTCAATACTGACAATGATTGTCTCTTCTGGTTCATGGCGATAGGCTTCAATACCAATCGCATCATCTGCTTCCATTCCTTCTATTACTTCAAATCCCCACGCTCTTTCCATGTATTCACGAAGCAACTGAAAATGATACGGCTTCGCTGCAACACGATTACCTTTGTAGGGCGCAGTGACAGCAATCTCATGTCTGAAATTACCGCCACCGGTTAAATAACCCCACACTTCATCGATGTTCAATTCTGTATAGAGATTGTCCAAGAATTCAGATAGACGAGCTAACGCAAATTCTGCTGGGTCTCCTTCCGACGCAAAACCAAATCGGTATACAAGAATATCAGCATCGACTAAGGCTTTCATAGTGGAATGTCATCCTCTTCTTCAACGGCTTGGTCAGCATTGTATACTTGCAAGTCGGTGATGATGATTTTGACTAAAGATGGAGAAACGCCTTTCTTGTTCTTCGAGCTCCACTGGTACGGCTTAAGTAACGCAACGGCTTTCGATCCGTTACCGACAGCCTCTGTGATCTCGTTGCCGGCTTTGTCAACAGGCTTGATCTCGTAGTTGCTCTTAGCGGTAAT